TATAATACGATTACTTTGTTGCGTGAGAAAGCAAGAGATTCTTATAATAGAGTAAAACTAGAAAGATATAATTTCTATACAGGGAAAGCACCAGCAGAAGTTTATGCTGAAGAACCATTTCCGTATAAGGTTAGAGAGAAAGACGCAATACAGAGGCATCTAGATGCTGATGAGAAATTAACTAAGTTGGATTTAAAGATAAGATATTATGATGCCACGTTAAAATTCCTTGAAGAAATAATTAAAACAGTTTCAAATAGGACATTTCAAATTAAAAATGCTATTGAGTGGCAAAAATTCCAAACAGGATTTAATTGACATGCTTACACAACATTTATTTCCATCAATAATATTTCAAACTAACATTCAAGAAGATACTAGTATAATCAGTATTGATGATTGGGAGATGGAAGATAGTGGTGCTCCATCACAGAATGATATGGCATCAATATCTCATAGAGTTTTAGAAAGATATCCTGATATAAAAAAATTATTTTTAAATAAATTTAAACAAGCTGCTAAAGATGTTTTACGTCTTCCTCACGATTTTATGATAACCACATCATGGTTTTCAGGAATGAAAAAGGGTGATTTTACAAGATATCATAAACATCAAAATAGTTTTTATAGTGGTGTTTATTATTTTGGTGAGTATGATGAAAATAGTGGTCAATTATTATTTTACACACCATTAATTGAAGGACTACAAAGTTTTTATGTTGATTTGCCTAATGGTGGAGATATAAATTCAACATATTCGTGGATGATACCACCTGAAAAAAATAAATTAGTTTTCTTTCCAAGTTATTTGGATCACATGATGACAGATCATCATAGCGATCTTCCTAGATATTCTCTTGCTTTTAATATTATACCTATAGGAAGATATGGTGCTGGAGATTCTTTATTTGATACTGCTTGGTTGAATGAATAATACTTTACAATTATTTCCTTCCCCAGTATTTTCAACAATCATTGAAGAAGATACTAGTGAGATGGATATTTCTAGTTTTAATTTAGATGATAGAGGATCATTTAATTTAGTTTTAAATGATAACTCAGAAGTAGATTGGAGAGTTCTAAAAAAATATCCTCGTGTTGAACAAATTATTCTTAATAAATTTAAAGAAGTTTGTGATAATATACTTCATTACACTCAAGATTTTATAATAACAACTTCATGGATTACTGAAATGAAGCAAGGTGGTAGTATAGACTGGCATAGTCATAAAAATAGTTTCTATAGTGCAATATATTATTTTAAGACATATGATACTCAAAGTGGGAGTATACTTTTTGATAATCCATTAAGAGATATCAAAAGTTATTATATTTTTCCAGAGAAGCAAGATTTAATGACATCAGAAACTTGGGAAATATTTCCTGAAAATAAAAATTTAATATTTTTTCCTAGTTATCTTAGACATAAAGTTTTATCACATAAGAGCGATCTTCCAAGGTATTCTCTTGCATGTAATATCTCCCCAATAGGATCTTATGGGGAAAAAGATAACATGATAGATACCTCTTGGTATAAATAAATTTTTAACTGTGAGGGAAGGAGTCGAACCTTCAAGTCCCGCCAGGAACATCAGTTAAACAGACTGACACGTTTACCAATTTCGTCACCTCACAAAGAATCCCTAATCAGGGATTGCTTGCATGATACGTGTTACACCGATTCCTCCTCCACTTCTGGGGAAGAAGTCGAACTCAAGGAACTCATCAAGTTCTTTCTCGACTCTTTCCTTTCCAAATAATTTGTAGAGTAGTTCAGCATATTGACCATCAGAAATAGTATGGAATGTTTCACGCATCTGTTCCTTATCGGTGCTACGTTCCGCACTACCAATAGTTTCTTTACCATCTAAGATAACATCAATCTTCTTACTGGTATCATCAGCATTTCTTGCCATGTTCCAGAAAGGTGATGTCCACTCAGGGAACTTAGTAATCATACCTCGACCAATAGTTTTCTCATGATCATGATCAAGTTCCTTAGCATTAAATATATCACCCCATTGATCATAAGTTTTTATTTGACCTTGTTCTACAGGTATTCCTAAGTGTTCGCATAATTCTAATTCCATTTCTCTGAGATCATCTACACCACCATGCATCTCAAACTCAAACATAGGGAAGATAACTTCATGTCTACCTGGAACAGGATTTGGTTCCTGTCTATAGGAAGTTGATACGCAGAAGAATCCTGGTGCTTCTGGATTTTTTAGTAGTTCATATTCCAACCACATTTGTCCTGTCTGTGGTAGTGGCCATACCTCACCATTATACTCGTATGTTGCTACTGTTTCTGGATCTTCACAAGCAGCAAGGATACTTAAACGGTTCTGAGTATGTACCTCAAAAAAACCTTTAGACAAAAAAAATGACCTTAATAGGTCAACGGTCTTAGTATATTTTTTCGGGTCAATAATACTTGTCATTATTTTAAGCTAAACTGATTTTATTTAGACATACTAAATATTTGCAAATGAAGATTATGTCATGTCACATTTGGTTATATCAAAGAAGAATGAAGTGTATCTTTATGTTGATGCAGAAGTACACATTTATTATGAATTAGCGGATCAATTTACCTTTGAAGTTCCTGGTGCAAAGTTTTCACCAGCATATAAAAAGAAATTTTGGGATGGGAAAATAAGATTATTCAATATCCAAAAGGGAGAAATATATGTTGGATTATTGGATAGGGTAATACAATTTTGTAAAGATCACGGATATACTTACGAATTTAAAAATAGTAAACACTATGGTACTCCCTTTGAGGTAAATGAGGGAATATCAAAGGAAGGTGTCAAAGATTATATGACTGCTATTTCAAAGTACGCTCCCAGAGAGTACCAGATAGATGGAGTATACGATGCCTTAAGACATAATAGAAAATTGTTGATATCTCCAACTGCTTCAGGAAAGTCCCTGATGATATATTCGATTGTGAGATATTACGTTGAAAGAAAACAAAGTACTCTGATAGTTGTTCCGACGACTTCGCTTGTAGAGCAAATGTATAAAGACTTTGCAGATTATGGGTGGGACGTTGGTTCATATTGCCACAAAATATACGCTGGTAGAGAAAGAGAGACGGACTCTCAAGTCATTATTACTACCTGGCAATCAATCTACAAACTTCCCCGAAAATATTTTGAGAGATTCTCTGTTGTAGTGGGGGATGAAGCTCACCAGTTTAAATCAAAATCACTTATATCTATAATGACAAAACTTGCGGATGCTAAGTATCGTTACGGATTCACAGGAACTCTTGATGGAACGCAGACACATAAATGGGTTCTTGAGGGATTGTTTGGACCTTCCTATAAGATCATTAAAACTGACGAGTTAATGAAGAAAGGGCATTTGGCTAAACTGGATATCAATGTACTTCTATTGAAACACCCACCGAATAAGTTTGAAAACTTTGAAGAAGAAGTTCAATATATTATTGGTCACAATCGTAGAAATAACTTTATTAAGAATCTTGCTTTAGATTTAAAAGGTAATACTTTAATATTATTTGCTAGGGTAGAAGGACACGGTGAACCACTGTATGAATTAATAAATAATAATAACACTATTGAAAATCGTAATGTCTTTTTTATTCATGGTGGAGTGGACACCGAAGACAGAGAGAAGGTTCGAGAAATCACTGAGCAAGAGAATAATGCTATTATCGTTGCATCCTACGGAACCTTCTCGACTGGGATTAATATCAAAAATCTACACAATGTAATTTTTGCCTCTCCTTCTAAATCGAGAATCAGAAATCTTCAGTCAATCGGGAGGGTACTTAGAAAAGGAAACAAAAAAACTAAAGCAACTTTATATGACATTGCTGATGATATCAGTTATAAGTCTAGACGTAATTATACATTAAACCATTTAATCGAAAGAATTAAAGTCTACAATGAAGAAAATTTCAATTATGATATAGTAAATATACCACTTAAAAAATGATGGGAGAAGAGTTTTATAGTTTAATAAAATTAATATCAGGTGAAGAAATCTTTGCCCTTGTTTCTGTCGATCAAAATGAAAATAATGGTAACCCTGTTATAATAGCTCAAAATCCATTAGTAATGAAAATGGTAAATTCTCCTAAAGGTGGTCTTATTAAAGTTAGAAAATGGATTGAAATAAGTGATGATGATATGTTTGTAATACAGTATGATAAAATATTAACAATGTCTGAATGTAAAGATGATAAAATTATTGCTATCTACAATAACTACGTTAGTAATGAATTGAATGATGATATTGAAGTTTATAATCCAGGTGGTCAAGTAAAATTAGATTCTAAGATGGGTTATATATCTTCAGTAGAGGATGCTCGTAAAAAATTTGAACAGTTATTTAAAATTAATCAAGAACCTAAAGAATCATAATATATCCCTATCAATCTCCACAAAGATTATTCTACTGATATTTGACTATCTTGTCAAGCCACAAAAGTATGCTATAATAGATATATGTTAAGACGGGAACAACAATGCTATGCCTAAAAAGAAATCAGAACACTATGTTAACAATAAACAACTGTTAGAAGCATTAATTGTTTATAGAGAGAAAGTAGCATATGCAAAAGAAAATGATTTAGAAAAACCACGTATTACAAATTATCTTGGTGAGTGTTTTTTAAAGATTGCTACACACTTATCATACAAACCAAATTTTGTTAACTACATGTTCAGAGATGACATGATATCAGATGGAATCGAAAATTGCGTTCAGTACATACATAATTTTGATCCTGAGAAATCCCGTAATCCTTTTGCTTACTTTACGCAGATCATACATTATGCGTTTCTCAGGAGAATACAAAAAGAAAAGAAACAGTTGGATATTAAAACAAAGATAATTGAGAGAACAGGATTTGATGAAGTCATGGTAGTTGATGACGGAGCACTTACTGGTAGTAGTTCTGATTATAATACTATTAAAGATAATATTGTTTATAAGACCAATAGATGAGAGTAGCAATAATAACAGATACTCACTACGGTGCTAGAAAGGGTTCTAAGTATCTTCACGATTATTTTGAACTATTCTATCGTGATGTCTTCTTTCCGTCTTTAGAAGAGCATAACATAGACACTGTTATCCATATGGGTGATATATTTGATAGTCGTAAAGCAATAGATTTAAAAAGTCTAGAGTGGGCGAAGAGAGTTGTATTTGAACCTCTTAAAAAGTATAAGGTTTTTTCAATTATTGGTAATCACGATTGT